AATTTTTCAAACGATGCTTGAAGATTTCTCTCAAACGGTTGTTGAATATAACGCAACATGTTTCGATAACTGTCCTCCAACAAGTATCCTGGAGCCTTTGATATTCTATCTTGCAATTTGTGTTCAAGTAATTTTAACACATTTTCCGGCAAATTCCTAACATTTAGGTATTCTGGACCCTGAGCTTCGGCACCTAAAAGAGCTCCAATTACAAAACTGTTGTTGTGAAACCCGATCTGTTTCAAATAGTCAACACAATCAAACACAGAATCGTAGTTCAACAAAAACCACAACATGTTGAAAGATATCTTATGATCCAATTGTTTGATTGCCTGTAGGTTATCCAAAAAGTCTTGCCAATGTCCACCAAATCTTATGTATTCGAATTCTGCGCCCATGCTTTCCACACTCACGGTCCAGTGTACATTTTTAAACTGGCATATGGCTTCAAACACTTGAGTGTTGGTTTTGCTGAGATTGGTGTTGACTCGTAAATTGATTTCTGGATTGACCTGTTTTAGCAGGGCCAACAACTCCAAATTCTCTTTCATCAGCAAAGGTTCACCGCCGGCCATGTAAACGTGTTTGAGCGTGGCAGCATGCTCAAATATGTATTTTTTAAATGCTTCTACTTGTTCTGGATCAGGACGTTGAATAGTCATGTCCAACTCGTCGGCCCAGCGACTGCTGAATTGCGGGCCACAGTACACACATGCAAAATTACACAGATTGGTCCAACGCACATCTATGGTATGTAGCTTGTGCTGATCCAACTGATAGGTTTCCAACGGAACTTGTTTCAACTCACGTATGTAAAATATTCTGTCGCTGATGATGTCAAACCCTGATTTTTCTTTTTCAAGACCGTAGCAAGGGTGGCAGTCTTTGCCGGGCCGACTGTCTAGCATGCGTTGTTGCGTGTCCAAATTGATTGGTCCGTGCAGGATGTCTTCGATGGCGTGATCTTTGAGATTGCCAAGTTGACCAGCACTGCGAATACAGTTTTTTACTGTGCCATTGGTATTGTACATGAGCCCAGTCCATGGCAAAGGGCAAAACGTACCGGTGGTCAATATTTGTTTTGGTGTAATCATGGTCCGAGACTTATATCTGGTATGTACAAGTTGTTTTTTTCTGCCAGCTCAAACAGTGCAATCAAGGTCTGTGCCCAATTGTCAACATCAGCAGACGGTGGTACTGTTTTATCAGCACTGGTGGCTATGTCACCCGGACGTACTATGGTAAATCTCACGCCGGTGTTGCGATTGCGTAGTTGGTTCACAGACTCTTCCAAGGCAACTTTTTGTATTCTGTATTGATCCATCGCCAATCCAGGCAACACACTCACAGGATACTGTGTCATCTGTGTGCTTATGACCACAATGTGTTTTTGTGTTCCAGACCATCGTTGAGTCATTTCAAACAGCAATTCTGTTTGTGCATATCCGGCCTGCGCATTGTTAACAAACACATCGCAAGGTTCAATTTGATCGCATATCTTTGGAATGTTACGTATGTTGTTGCCTTCGCGTTTGCTTAGACCCACGATATCGTGGCCTTGGGCCTGATACTGTTGAGCCAGAGCTTGTCCAATGCCTGCAGTGTGTCCGGTGATTGCAATCTTCATGCTATTTTCCTAAGCAATTTTTGTTTGCGTATGTATGCTTGAGTGGCCTCGGTGTCTTGATTATCGACCGATAACTCCCAAGGATGTTTGAGATAAGCCCAGGCATGATCGATCTTGTGTTCACGAGCAAAGGCTTGAATATTGGGCAAATCATCCTGGTTCAGTACACTGACCGTGGTCCAAAGATTCAACTGAATTGGCATGGTCTTATAGATCATGAGATTGTCATAGTATGTTTGCCAGGTCACAGGCCAACGAGTCAGCTCGTGTACCTCACTTATTCCATCGCAACTGACTGTGACTGTGACTTCAATACCGCGTTGCGCTATGCTCTCCAGCTCATGCAACACTGTACTGCAATTGGTATTGAGTCGTAGAGTTTTCAGCTTGGGTGGTAAATTGGCCAACAAGTGTCGATAATTTTTACTGTAACTGGGCTCGCCACCATTGATGTCCAAATGCACAATGCGATGTTGCGGCAGTTTCCAAAATTGTTCAAGGTTGTTGTACACCGGAAATCCGGCGCCTCTAAGAGCACCTATTCTAGTGCTTAAAGTTTCGTTGCAACTCAGGCAGGCTGCATTGCACACATTGTCCAATACTCCGCCCACTTGTAGATAATCTGTTTGTGCGGTTTGTTGATCCAAGTTTATTGCATACTGTCTAATGCTGTTGGGTTCTGTTTCTTGACATCGCACACATTCAGCGGGCCACTGATCGGCCTGCATCTTTTCACGAGTTTTGGCCAACCAGGTACTGTTTTCCATGATTTCGAGACTGTCAAACTCGGGTGCGTTGACCATGTGACCGCAACGGCTTACAGTACCGTTGCTGTTGAATCTCACAAAGTGATCGAGTCTAGGACAATGCATGGGTAGAATTCAAAATTCGTTTACTGCGGCCAATCACCCAATCATATGCTGCTGGGTCTTGTTTTTGTAAGATTTTTAAAATTTCAGCAAAGGTCATTGAGCGGTCTAGACATTGATCATAAAAGCATTGTTCCAGGCGTTGGTACATTTCTATACGTGGTATCGACTGTGCGTGCTTTACAATTTCCACGGTGGCCGGCACAATGCCATCTGGCACAACATGAAGAGGTGTGAACTTTGCTACTTGATTCATATGTGTAAAAGTTAACTCAGTATCTGGAGATAAAAATCTTGACAGGCTTATCAACCAAAAAAATTGCGGACAATAATGACGATCTAAAAACAAGTAATTTTTTGCAAACCATATTACTGTGTCTTGGTCTAACTCAGGACAATCTCGCATGGTATGTTGTACAAACGTATTGAACCCCGATACCAGTCGTTGATCTGGTTCACGTAAAAATACTTCTATGCGATCTAGTTTTTTAATCTGTTCATTGAACACTATTTTCCAATGACTTTGTATAGCTTGAAAATGCAAACTGGATGAAGCGTTTTTGAATATAGGAAACACATACCGCTGTGACGGTAAAACTTCTATTACCTCACAGCGGTCTGGAAAAACGATACAGTCTAAGTACGACAGCATCAATTAGGCTTTTTGACGTGCCCTGATCATGGCCAAGATGTCTTCAGCTTTTTGAGTTGAAGGTTTGGCTTCTACTGGAGCTGAGGCCACAGCTGGTGCTGGTGCATCATCTTCGTCATCAAAACTACTGACTGGTGCTGGTTTCGACACTGGTGCTGGTGCATCTTCGTCTGTGTGTGCTGCTCCGGATCCGGCAGGAGCACTTACGCCAGCTGGACGGAAATACTGACCCCAACGCTCGGTGTCATAGCTTTGACCATCTACCGAAGCTTCAAACATTTCTTTGATCACTTTGACTTCAGCTTCGGTGGGCTTCTTGGGCAGGAATGTGCTCAAGTCATACAAACTGTGTTTTTCTACTGCGGCCTGCTCAGCTTCGGTCAGTGCTGACTCTTTGCGAGACCACTTGGAAGTGTTGTAGTCAGCAAACCCGCCCTTGGCTGTTTTGGTAATACGAAAATCCAAACCGCGTTGCATGTCGGTTGGCAATTCTTCCAACTCTGGATCCATCAATGCTGACTTGATGATTGAAAAGATCTGAGGACCAATGATAAAACGTCGAATTGGATTCTCAGGAGTCTTGTCATCGCCCAGTGGATTCTCACGCACAAAGCCTTGGAAAATGTAACTGCGTTTTTTCCAATACTTACGACCCATGTCTTCCAGAGCCTTGTCTTTGAACCAAGTGCGAACTTCTGTTAGAACTGGGCAAGTTTCTTGCCACATTTCCATACATGGAACTTGTACATAAACTTGTTTGCTGTCTGCTTCGCCCTTGATGCCATTGAATGGCAAACGAATCATAGCACGCTCTTGCCAAAAGAATGTGTTTTTTGGATTGCCGTCGGGTAAAAAACGTAGTGTGGCGCTGTGGCCTTCTTCCATGTTCCAGTGTGGGTAAATTCCATTGTCGCCACCTGTTCCGGATCCGCCTTGTTTTGATTCGCTAGCGGCTAGTCTTGCGCGAATTTCTGCTAATGATGCCATAGTTATGTTGCCTTTCTAAAAGTTTTACTATGTGTTGCCTATCTAAATGTTTAGATGTTACGTTGCCTGTGATGCTGAACAAAAAAGCGCATACACTTTTACAAGTATACACGCTGGTTTGAGTAGCGTCAAGAGTATTTATGACGCGGTTGTTCTATTTGTTAAATTTTATCAGAGCGCATCATTCCGGAAAGTTCTTTTAGACGGTCCAAGAAACTGGCGTTTTTGCTGACTTCTTTTAGTTTACCGCTGTGCCCATACTGTCCTTGTAATGCGCCTTCGGCTGTGACAGTCAGGTCCTGACTTTCTTCTAGGCCGCACTCTTTGAGTCCGTGCATTGGACAACTTTCGCCGGCTTCGGTCATGTTGCATTGGCCTTCGGTAAACGGACTTAAATTTTCTGCTTCATCAAAGTCGGCCACCACTCCAGGTTGTGCATCCTCTTCAACAGATGCTTCATAAGGAGGAGCTGCCTTGACTGTGTCATCAACACCAGCACGCTGAAGTATTTTCTTTAGGCTATCATCGTACTCGTCGTATTCGGGTTGAGCAGTGTCAGCAGGATCTTCCGCTGCCTCTTGAGTGGGTTCGGCCGGAGAGTCAACATCCGTATTGAATTCTGCCATGGCAGCACGGATATCTGGATCTTGAGAAAGCTCTTGCATGCGGTCCAATATGATTTGACGTGCATCTGCATTGGCATCGGTCATGGCCAAGGTCTGTAATTGATCAAACAATTCGTCGTCGCCCAACAAATCATACAGTTGTTCAGTGGCGTCAGTAGCATCAGCTCCAACTGGAAATTCTTTGCTCATCAACATTGCAAGTTGAGCACGTTTTTCTGGGGTATCTGGTGTAGACCAAGTTCCTTCTGTGAGTCTGTCTGCCCATGCTTCAAATATATTGGCTTCTTTCATTTCTGTTCCTTGTTGTTGTATGCGGGCCAAGATTGGCAAGGCCTCTTCAATTCGTTGATCTAGACTCTGTGTAATAAACAAATGTTTGAGTCCTTCTATTACTACTTCTTGTTCGGTTACCTGTTCTGGATTCCAAGATTCAAAATAACTTTGATATCCAGATCTGGTTGTTAAACTTTTTAATGTGTGTCGAGCTGTTTCGTAATACTGGTTGGTTTGTTCCACCAAGGCGGCTGTGTCACCTTCAAATATGCGACCATGATTGGCTCTACGAAATCTGCTGAGCACAGCCAATTCTTGAACCATTTCGCTGATGTGTTGCCCTTGAGCATCGTAGGGTCTGCCACCGTTGCGCACATGTTCTAACATGGCCTTGCCGGCTGTGAGATTACGGAATGGCAACTTGTAACGCTCGCCTTCGGCTGTTTCAATAAACAAGCTCTCTACATAGCGAAAGCGTGCTTCGCCCTCGCTCAAGGCACGCTTGTGTTTGATCATCAGACGTGATTCATTTGGGCCTGCATTCCAACTTATGTCTCGTTTGCCCGACCATGATTCAAAAAGACCTTCTTTGATGGCTGCTTGCCCTTGCATGCTGTAGCGCAAGCGATTGAGATTTTTCAATCCAAAAGTCATTAGATTGCGTTTGGCAAACATGCGTAATTGATACAAAAAATCAAACCATTCACGTTTGTCATCGGATTCCATGCCACGGCCAATGTTGTCACCAAAGTAGATTTCCATGTCATTTTCGTCACCCAGCATTACAACTACTGTACCGTAGTCGTTGCCTGATTCTGTTTGAAAATCAAAGCTGAAAACTTCAGTTTCGCTGGGGTTTTCGCTGGGCCTTCCGGTGCTGTCCAACAGTTCTGGGTCAAAATTTCTGCTGACCAGCAGGTCATACAGTTGTTGTGCGGGTGTTTGCTTGGCCATAGTGTTGTATTTAGCAGTTGTGAATCAGTAACGGGTGCTGATAAAAGGCATGGGCGGATCTATTGCATCGCCGTGATCACGCAATTGATTGTCAACTCCAGTGTTAAAAGTCTGTAGCAATTGCATCATGCGCACAGCCAATATACTGCTCATCACAAGATCATCAGTTTCGCCAATTTTGGCAGCATATCCTGTGCCCGACGCTACAAATGTTTTGAGTTCGCTGACCAGACTGGCACTGCGTATTTTCATGCGTCCAGTTTCAATAAGAATTTTTAATTTGTTGCAGGCCGACAGTTTTTCTTTGTGTGTGGTGTTAAAGCCCTTGCGGTATCGGCGAGTACCACCGCCCTTGGGCTGGCTGAGAAAATAGCCTTCAATATTTTCCTCGCCATATTCTGCAATACTGATCAAGGCTGCTTCACCAATGGTATTGTTTTCTATACTGAAATAAATGTTTTCTGGATTTTGAACTGTTTCGTTAATGTGTTTGCAAATATCTGCTAGAATTCTAACTTGTTCTGGTATGGTAGTTTTGTTGTAACGCCATTCGGCCACTTGTTCTGTGGTGTTGGCTTCAAATACCTGTATGGCAGCAGGGTCTCCGCCGGTGCCCAGACTAGGGTCCAATGCTACCACATATAATCGGTCTTTTCTGGGATGTTGATACCACCGCACTTGCCCAATTTTGTACATGGGTTCGTGGCCTTGTAAATCTAACAACTTGGCAGGAGCAATCAGGGTTTCATCATTGATAATAAATTCGCAACCCATCTCACGACGGAAACGATCTTCACCCAGTTGAGCACGTTGTTCCGCGGCCCACTTTTCGTCGCGATCAGGATGTTCGTTCCAATAACTGCGATATGCTTTGAATCCGTTGATGCCCAAGTCTGTGGCATTGCCGTAGGCATCTTCGCACTTGTTGGCTCCCTTCCATAGCAACGCAAACTGGTCTTCGTCGCTGTTGGGTGTGCTTGTTATGATAGCCTTACCACCAGTGGCCAAGGTTGGCGATATAGAAGTCCAAAACTCTTTGGCTATGCCAGGCCGCACAAACGCAAATTCGTCCGCATACAGCAAAGATATACTCATACCACGACCGGTATTTTCAGTTGTGGTGGTTGAAACTATACGACTACCGTTTTCAAAGTCCAGATTACCTTTGTTGTAACTGGTACAACCAGCTCTGATATGGTCTGGGCACAATTCATAGGCATACCGTATGCGTTGCATGATCTCCTGTGAGCCTGTGTATTTGTGTGCGGCGATCAAGATGGTAGAGTCCGGCACAAACATAGCATACCATAACAGATATCCGGCTGCCGATGTTGACTTACCGGTCTGCCTGGGCATCATGGAGATTGAGAAACGATAATTGTGATAGGTATCTATCAAGCGTTGTTGATATTCAAATGGATGATACAACATCTTGCCGCGGGTAGGATGCTGTATGTAAAAAAAGTTATCCATAAAATACATAGGACCGGTTACAGGATCCGCACAGGCCACAAATTCTGCCAGTTGCTGGTCAGAAAAGGCTGTGCGTTTGTAGGGGGTTTTTACTAGTGCTGTTTCTTGTGCCATACATTAATTTATGGCTGTTGATCAGGCGCGGTAAGGGTTTTCGCCGGTGAGTCCAGGTTTGGCAAACCATAGTCGAAACCAACGTTCACTGCCCGGTTGGATATTTTTCTTGCGTTGAAAGCGAGCCACATGTGTGCCTGTTTGGCTGATGTTGCTGCCGGCCAAGGGTTTGAGTTTACTTTGAGGATATACTCCTTTGCCAAACTCACTGAATCTCATAGTTAACTGTACCGGTACTACCCGGTGTCTCCATGTTATTTAAATTTTTATTGTAAACATTGGTAAATGATACCAATGCTTTTTTGCTTGTAATCCCGTTGGTTAAAAAATTGCTACTGACATGAAATCGGCGACGATCAAATGCCAACAAACTTCCTAATGCCCAGTCAAATGTAAATTCGTGACTGACATATTGTCTTTGATCGATTGGGCAATGCGATAAATTCTTTTCCCAAAAGTCTCGAGTAAATTGTTGAGATTCATCAATTGGCTGACCAACTTTCATATAGTCGTCAATGTATTCTGAATCTGCTGTTTCCTGACAAATAAATGTTTTGGATTCAACTTCCTCAATCGGCAATATCAGTGTATAATATCTGCTTTGATTTGAGTCGGGTATCACATGAAGAACATCATTGTGAATAGGAAAAGGTATAAATGCCTCTAAAATCCAGATACTGTCTATTGCTGGGAAAATGTCATGTGACTCAAGTCTAGATGTGAGATAGTTGGCAATAATTTTATGATTATTTGAATTAGGATAGTATCTTCTAGAAACACACTGGGTATTTGTATCCCCTGTAAAAACTTCCTGCACGCAAGGATCACTCATGATCAAATCGACCAGATATTTGATCTCAGACGGGGTCAGGAACTCAGTGATAGCCACTGTAGGAAGTATTGAATTCATTGCTGTATTTAAATATTATTTAATCAGCATTTTTACTTTATTTTATTTTATTGACACCAGCTCTGTTTGGCATCGCCGTAGTATTCACGGGCAAAGCCGTTGGCAATAAGTTGACTACGTAGGCTCTGGCCGTTTAGAATGATGTCGCCCAAGACACGCCCACCAAACTTATCCCATCCATAAAGGACCACCTGTCGTTGCTGACTGGCTTGAACGAGATTTTTGGTGAAAACTGATGCCGCTTCTCCTCGTTGCTTTTCGCTATCGCACTGTCCACGAAATCCTTTTTCGGGTGTGTCGACTCCATAGATACGTACTGCCAGTTCTGGCTTAAGGGGCTGTGGGAGAAAGGGGGCGGCGATTACAATAGTATCGCCATCACTCACTCTTATAATTTGTGCGTCATACATAACACCCTTAGGTTGCTTAGGTGCTTTTGCTTGTGCAAACGCTAGTGTAGGTACTAGTAGTAGTGCTATTAATAGTTTTTTCATAATAGTTTAATTTGTAAGTTCTTCCCAGCCCAGTTTCCACAATAGATCAGCGTTGGCACTGGTGTAGGCCACTGCTAGGGTTAGGGTGCTGGGTGTTCCTGCCGCTGTTCTCCATAGTTGTAGGCGACGTTTGATGTCTTCACTGATTTCTACTTCGTCACGGCTGCTGGACAAGCCAGCATAGACCACGGTGCCGTCAGTGATGACATTGCTGTGTATGGCTGTTTGCACAACTGATCCGGCCACATTGCTAAAACTAGCAGTAAAGGTGGCGTTTTCAATCAGTTGGAACTGCCCATATCTCACATCCAGCGACAAAATATCCAATTGAGCCGGCAAGACCACTGCGTCAGGATAGGCTGGATTTAGTCGGATACTGCATAGGGCTGTGACAGTGTTGGCCGAACTTATTCGTGTTGCCGTAGTGTTGTTGGTCACATAACCAAGTTTAGTGGAGGGTGCAAAGCCACCTTCACTTATCACAGTGCTACAAATTTGTTTTAGAGTACTGGCTCCGCTGGTGGCACCGGTATTGGTTATTTCATAACG